GGATACCAAATCCAATTGTGCCACAGACTTTGTTGATTCATCATCAAAAGGAGTAACCTTATTAACATACATCTCCAACTTCAATTGGTTTCCACGATTATCCGTAAACATTAACTCAGTTTTTTCCTCTCCCACGATGGGCAAACCATCTATTGCTGTTGCAGTATTGTCACAATTAGTACCTGTCTTTTGATTATTAGTAGCATTTCCTGAATCAGTATAGGTATAAGTGGCTCTTATAGAATTCGCTAAAAGACTTTCATAATACATTAAACGTACTAAACCACCGGTTAAATTTACTGTCTCACCCTCTTTCTTATTAGAATAAACAAGAACCTTCTCTACCGAACAAGGTTCTGTTGCCTTAGCTCTGCCTTCCCGTTCCTTTCTATTTTTAGCAGTGTTTCTTCTAGATTGTTGCTTCTCTGAAGTAGTAGGACCTCCAGGTGTAGGCTTAGGTACATTTCCCGCCTTTACATTCTCACGGGTACGTCTTCGTTGTTGATTCCTCTTCCGTATCGTAGCATTAGATGGCATAATTTACATTCCTCCTACTTCTATTTAAGCCCCTTTATGGAGAATATCATATGCACTATTTCCCCCAACAAATTCCTTACCATCAGTGGTCTCAGTGAAAGCTCCCGCCATTGCTTGAACTGTATCTCCAGAAGCAGTTTCCTCCTTCTTGGATGATGAAGAAGAGGATGTCTTCTCAACGACAATAATTTCAGACGAGTCCTCCGGATCGGTAGACTTCATAAGAGAAGTGTAAGGATCAGCATCTAACTTTCTTACCAAATCTTTTTGTGCTGTTTCATGACCATAAATATTCCCCCATGAACCTGTTTCATCGCTAATTATACCCATGAAATCAAACATATTAACAAAGCGACGGAACTGCTCTCTAATTCTTCCATCAAACTTGGCTAAATTCTTTCTTTGCTTGGCTTGTCCTTGTTTATCTAAAAAAGGATAACGTATAGCCGCTATCAAATACCTAATAGGAGTTCCAAGAATATCAAATAGAGAAATGATGGGGCCCACTATTCTGTTCGACAATTCTCCTAACTTCCACAACCCCCAGGATCCCCATTTTCTAGGATCCCACCATTTTTTATCTTTTTGCTTCTCATAATTTTCTTTCGCCACCAGATTCATATGTCTCCCTTTTTTTGATATCCACCCCAGTCCTTCACCTATAGCAGCAGAAACACCCATCGCAGCAGCAACCCACCCTAGAGCAACAGTCCCTTTCATAGCTAGAATTGATTTGCCTGTAGCTATTGCTTTAGTACCCCACGCCATTGCTGACGTTGCACCCTTCTTTCCGAATGCCCAAATTAAAGCTCTCTTTCCTGCTCTTCCCCATCCATATTTAAGAATATTACCTCCTACTGTTTTACCCAGCATACCATCCCTGTATCCTTTCCAATAAGCAAGACTCGTACTCTTCAGTAATACTACTCCTGCTGTCATGGCAGCAATAGCAGCGAGATTTAATACCCACTTTAAAGTATTACCTAACTTATCAAATAGTTTTAATCCCTTCTCTCCAAATAGATCTCCTACTTTATCTCGTAATCCAGTAACAAGTTTATCACCCCAATGAACCAGAGTTACCATAGCATTTAAAAATTTTCCACCCCACTCCTTCAACCAATTCATTACCCCCGCAATTCCTTTAACCACTCCCATTAACTTAGGAAGATGATCCCAGAATTTCATGAGTAACCAACCCCAGAATATAGTAACTAGGAAATTAATAGTACGTCCCAACAAGCTCTTCGCTTTCTGAGGTACAAATCGTCCTATTCCTTTACCTTCTCCCTTAGGTTTTTCTAATTTTCTTTCTTGTTTTTTCTTTGTGAGTTGCTTATCTTTAACTCTCTTCTTCTTTGCTTGTAATTTATCTAAAGTAAGAGACCCCTTTAATAAAGTATTAATATCAACAACACTTTTCCTTATTCTAAAAGCAGTTCCTGCTAAATCTTCTGTTTGTTTTTCATCACTGGCCTTAGATATATTCTGGGCAGCATCAGCTCCCATAGGAGATGTAAAACTAACCTGTGGATTCTGACTCTTATCTACCCCTCCTTGGCTCTCTTCTGATTGACCTTGTTGTTGCTGTGGCTTCTTATCCTTTCTTTTAAATATATTCCGAGACATCTTCATCCCACCACCAGCCTTCTTAGCCGTTCCCAATCCTTTTAATGCTCCTCCTAAAAATCCTAGTGCCATATTACAATATCAATATTCCTAAGGTTTTAATTTTAGATGAATCTCTCATCATTCCAGGTTCAAAAATAGGGATCTTACCTCCTCCAGAGTCCTGAGGCTGAGTGTCATCTGAAGAAGGAGTATCACCCCCAGATTGTACGACTGTTACCCCACCATTTTGTTTAGATCTAAACTTAGATATTCCCTCCACTGATTTTTTATTTTGATTAGGAGATAACTTTATTTCATTTGCACTTGTATATCCAACTAACCTTCCCCTAGCATTGTAAATGGGAGCTGGTTTCTGCTTTATATTAACCTCCATATTAGGGGTAGACTCACCACTCTCCTTCGGCGGAGATAGTGGTTTTGTGGTCTCAGGTGTTACTGTTGCACTTGCACCGGGACCGGGACTCCACTCATTAGACGTAATCTTATCCACTCTACTCTGCTCATCCTCAACCATACCCCCTTCAGCAAATCCTGCCGAAGGAGATCCTGTATTATTTCCACCTGCTGCTGCATTCATTCCGGCAAGAGTATTGGCCCCATACTGCTTCACAGCATCTGCACTAAAAACAAACTCACCAGGAGTTAACATGGCATGAACGGTATCCTTATTCCCACTCCCCGGAACTATCCCACCTTCATGAAATAATTTGGTTCCACCCTCTTTACCATCTCCTTTATCATCTTTATCGTCTCCCTTACGCCCCATCACAGCCGCGGCAATCCCACCAATTGTCAACGCCGTCCCCGTAGCCACAGCAGCTGCTATAGGATTCGCTGCTATAGCACCTTTAAGAGCTAATCCTGCTGCTATTAATTTAGGAACTGCTGCTGCAGCAGCCCCCACTAACAACGCTACCATACCTCCAAATCCTGTACCAAATAATAAAACGGCGGCTACCAATGCAGGCCACCATGTCTTAACAAAACCAATAAGAGACTTTACTTTACCCCTATTTTCTTTATCCCCAAACCAATCCAAGATACCAAGCAAGACCTTTCCAAGGAAAATAATCGAGATAAAATCCCATATCTTACTCCACAGACTCTTAACCGGTGCCAATACTTTATCCCCTATCTTCTTTATACCAGCGAACTTCTCCTTCTCAGCATCCTTCTCCTGTTTTGCCCTAGCTGCTGCCGCGGCTGATATCCGGGCATCATCTGCTTTATCTCTATCAAATTCTTGTTGTTCTATTAAAGTAGATCTAATAGAATCTACAGTAGAAGCAATATTATCTAAAATACCTTTCAAACCTACAGATTGACCCCCACCTTCTAGTTTATTATCTACATTTTCTTTTCTAAGTTTAAAAATATTTTTTAATAAAGTAATCTTCCTCTCGTTATTAGCAACCCTATTCTCAATATTACCTGCAGACTCTTGACTAGTTCCCTTCTTAAAAGCATCTGCAGTTATAGTAGACCTCTTGACATTCATCCCACTCCTCATCCTCTCACTCCGAAAATTACTACGCATTTTCTCTTGCTGAAAGAAAGGAGATGAAGAAATATCAATTCCAAGATGTTTTGTTGGAAATTGGTTTTGATCGCTAGTACTTGGCATTAGCTTTTTGTTGCTTAGCTTTTAGTTCTTCTTCTTCGATATGTCGTTGGAGAAGACCCACATAGATGTCTCGTTCCCAAGGCATCATATTTTCAATCTCTGTTAAGCTATATTTATGGTACTGCATCAACGCAAAATTAAGCTTGAAATAATTTTCCAGGCTCATATGTACCATGCTTATCCGAAAAAAGACGCTAAACCCTCCAATACTACATCACTTTTAACTTTGGTCTTAGGATTAATAACAGTAATAGTATGAGATAATTTAGGCATTGTCTCAAAGAAATTTTCAATATCTTTAAACTGAGAAGAATTCATCTGCTCTAAAAATTCATTTACTTCTTTCTTAGTGCAATCGGCAGTTGCCCATACTTCATCCTCATTATAAATTTTATCAATACAAGAACCAATTAAGGCAAATGATTGATCCATCTGATTAGTTTCTTTAAAATCAAAATTATTTTTAATAAACTCCTCAAGAGAAGGATACTTCATCTCCATCATCAAATTATCATCCAGTTTAATTTTATTATCATGATCATCAGTTACTTCAATTTGAATATCATCAATATTAATACTAACAGGAACTTGAGTCTCCTCATCATCGGGACAGATAACATTAACCTCAATCTCTTCTCCGACAGACTTGCCTCTAATGTTAAGGAACAAGTATTCGATATCAAAAGTTGGTAAAGTCTCTATTTTAATTCCTTTTGTCTGAATGCATGACTTCAAAACTGCTTTAATAGCATTCGTAATCTGTTTAGTATCTTCACTCTCTAATGCAAGAACTAAAAGTTTCTCTTCCTTAACTAAAAAAGGTCTGTATTTAATAGTTTCGCCAGTGGAAGGTAACTCCAACTCATATGTTGGCGTGGCAATCTTTGGTAAAGGCATAATGTCCTATAGATTATTTCAGTATGTTTATTTAGAAGAGATTTCTAGCTGCTCCTCTGAGTGCTCCTCTTACTCCACCCCTCACTGCACCTCCAGCAATATCTCCCAGCAAATCACTGCCAGTAGCTCTATCTACTGCTGCATCAACTAAATTAGCAGCAATACCAGTGAATCCTCCAGTATTAAATGAAGATTGATTGAATAAATCGAATCCTGGCAGACTAAAACCAACACTCTCTGGCCAATCATGATTAACCACATATCTGATATAAGTCATGGCCACCGTACACTTCAATACATCAGAAGAATTATAAGAAACAGGCATCGCAGTTATAGAAAGAGGATAACTCTTGATAAACTGATACTCTAAACTTCTATAAGACTGCCCATGATCTCTTTCAAATTTAGTAACTTTTAATCCCTGTTGAGATGTATATCCATCCGGCCCATCAGGATATCTCATCCTATAAAAATGATCATTTCTTCTTAAAGATTGGGGTGGATATCTATCCCCTACCCCACTTGAAATATACTCCAACCATCTCTCAAAAAATCTAATAGGAATATAATCACCAGCATCTACATAAAAAGTAAGATTAGTTTGCTCTTCAAACACTCTCCTATATGCATGTTTCTCTGTTACTCCTGTGAAATCATTATTAATATCATGAGTTATCACGTGAGATCCAGGAAGATCTACCTCTGAACACATAATATTTAATCTATCCTTCCTAATTCCCAACCAACTCATCAAACCAGGAGGAATTCCCACCTCAACATCAAAGAAAGATGTTAAAGATGGTTTAAGCAGAGTTGCTTTAATAGTAGAAACGTTCCTTATAGTAGGCATTTATAAATATTTTTACCTTATATATTATGTATGGCTGAAAGTAAGAAGAGTTTATTCAAACCCACCAAACCTAAGAAATATAAGGGTAATCCTAACAATATTATCTGTCGTAGTTCTTGGGAAAGAAAGTT